AGCGACCGCCGCTGGTCGTAGTAGGCTCAAATCGGCCGCAGTCGGTTGAAGAGAGAACTACAGAAGTGCTCTATGGCATTTCAACGCCTAGAATTCACTCAAAGCTGCTCGATTTACCATCTCGCGGCCAAGAAGTCATCGATTTTGCAGATTCAATCGGGATCAAGATGCTCGACTGGCAGAAATGGGTCACCATCGAAGCCGGAAAATATAAAGAAGACGGACGTCCAGCTCATCCACTGGTCTGCATCGTTGTAGCTCGACAGAATGGCAAGACGACTCTGATGAAGACGCAGATCTTGGCCGGTCTCTTCATGTATAAAAAGAAGCTACAAATCGGCACGGCGCATCGACTTACAACATCGCTGGAAACATTCCGCGATCTAGTGAACATCATCGAAGAGAATGACGCGCTTGCAAAGCAAGTCAAGCGAATCCGATGGGCTCATGGATCAGAAGAAATCGAGACGCTCGACGGTTGTCGGTATATGGTCAAAGCTGGAGCATCGGCGGCGCGTGGTATTTCAAAGCCGGAGCTTGTCCACATCGATGAGACTCGCGAATTGAAAGACGAATCCACGTGGGCATCGCTTCGATATACGATGATGGCAGCTGAAGCTCCGCAGCTCTGGACTTATTCAAATGCCGGAGATCAGCACTCGGTCATTCTCAACCAATTGCGCGAGCGCGGCATGGTGGCCGCGGCCGGCGGAGCAGATGACATTCTTTACGCCGAATGGTCTTCTCATACCGATGACATCGCCAACGTCGAAGGATGGCGGCAAAGCAATCCATCACTCGGCCACACAATTCACATCGACAATCTCAAAGCTGTGCTCAATGATCCGCCGGACGTCGTGCGCACTGAAGTGCTTTGCAGATGGGTCGCCACAATTTCAAGTGCTATTCCATCGCAAGAGTGGAATGAATGCTCGGATGAAACAATCGATCTCGATCCAGAGAAGCAGACATGGATGGCGATTGACTGCGCACCGGATAGACGTGCCGCAGCTCTGGTCGCGGCTCAAAAGATTGGCGATGACAAATTCTTCGTTAAGCTTCTCCACACTTGGCAGAATCCGATCAATCTCGACGATCTAGCTGTGGCCAATGACATCGCGCCATATACGCGGATGTATCCGACGGAATGCGTGGCGTATTCAAAGAGAACGAGCAGTGCAGTGGCCGCGAGACTCCAGCCAGCCGGAATTCGGATCGTGGCCATTGATGGCAGTGAGTATTCACAGAGCTGCGACGAGCTTCTCGGCAGTGTGACGTCAAAGAGATTCGTGCACCGAAATCAGGCAGAGTTATCCAAGCAGATTCTATCAGCGACGCGATTAAATTATGGAGACGGTGGATGGGTCATCGGTCGCCGAGCTTCGCAAGCTACAGTCTGCGCAGCTGTAGGAGCTGCACTGGTCACACACTTCGCGACACGACCAGAGACGGATCTTGACATCATGGTCGGCTAGGTGTACCGCTTGACTTAGAATCTGCACATGGGATTATTCGACAAATTCGCACCGGTAAAAACAAACGCGCCACAAAGCTCCAGCGACGTTGAAGCTGCGAGCATCGCTCCGTATTATTCCGAAACATCTTCAATCTTCTTTTCAGGATTTACGCAAGCTACTCGCGCAGAAGCGATGAGTGTGCCAACAATTGCGCGCTCGCTTTCAGTAATGCAGACAATTGCTTCTCTTCCAATGGAAACACGCAACGTCGCAACCGGCGAAAAGGTTGCACAGCCACGCGTCATCAATCAACCAGATCCACGAATTTCTGGAACTGTATTCTGGAGCTGGATGATTTCAGATCTCTTCTTCCATCCCTACGCATTCGCGCGCGTCATGGAAAGATATGCAGATACAGGAAAAATTCGCGCCATGGAAAGAATTGCACCGGAGCGCGTAACGATTACAACCAACGGCATGGGATACGAAGTCAGTTTCTATTCAGTTGATGGACAATACATAGATCCGAATGATCTTGTCGTCTTTGCTGGAAACGATGAGGGGCTACTTTCAAGAGCCGGTCGCACAATCCGCGCAGCTGCCGCACTTGAAAAAGCAGCGATGGATTTCGCCATCGATCCAATTCCACAAATGATTCTCAAATCAAATGGCACATCTTTGCCAGCTGATCGCGTTGCAAAATTACTTTCAGCATTCGGAGCACGTCGCAAGAAGTCAGTCGTGTATCTCAATGCAGATGTATCAATGGAGACAATGGGCTTCGATCCAAAATCGATTCAGCTCAATGAAGGCAGAAATTACGTCAGCTTAGAGCTCAGCCGTGCTTGCGGAATTCCGGCATACTTCACAGACTCACAACAATCGAGCTTCACATATTCCAACGCTCTTGACAAAAGGCGCGATCTCGTCGATTTCGCTTTTAGAAATTACATGTCAATAATCGAGCAGCGTCTATCATTCCAAGATTTCACATCACTCGGCAACGAAGTGAAATTCGATCTTGATGACTTCTTGCGTGGTAATCCACACGAACGCGCGCAAGTGTACGAAATACTCAACAGAATCGGCGCGATGAGCGTTGAAGAAATAAGAGAAGAAGAGGATATGCTGCTATGAAGCTAACTACACCAATGACGATTACAGCTGCGGATTCGGAAACTCGAATCATCAGCGGCCGCATCGTTGCATTCGAAGAGCCAGCCAACGCTTCAACCGGCAAAGTCGTCTTCGCAAAAGGATCAATTCAACCATCGCCGGTCAAGCTCAATCTTGAACACGATCGCACTCGTCCAATTGGAAAAACTTTGGAAATGACTCTCAATGAGAATTCAATTGATGCAAGCTTCAAAATTTCAAACACGACAGCCGGCTCAGACGCAATCGCCGAAGCTATGGATGGACTTCGCGACGGATTCTCCATCGAATTAGCAGTGGACGAATATGTCATGGAAAAAGATGGCACGATGCGCGTTCTCATGGGCGAGCTCACTGGCGTCGCACTTGTCACAGAGCCGGCCGTGCGATCTGCGAGAGTCTCTGACGTCGCAGCTACAGAGGGCGAAGAAGAAGCCACCGAAGATTCTGACTCCACCGTGGAGCCGGATGCAATACCAACAGAAGGAGACGAAGTGGAAAACACCGTCACAGACGCTTCAGCCGTGGAGACGGTAGAAGCCGCTCAATCAGTCACAGCCAACTCAAAGCCATCAATGGGCGGCTTTACAACAAAGCCACGCCTTGAATTCACAGCTGCCAAGTACCTTGAAAACAAAGTGCAAGCTGCTCTGGGATCAGAAAATGCACGTCAATACATCATGGCGGCAGATAACAACACAACCGATTCAGCTGGTCTCGTACCTACACGCCAACTTGCAGAAGTTGTCAACGGATTATCAAACACAATCCGTCCGTCAATCGATGCAATCTCACGCGGCACTCTTCCAGACGCCGGCATGACTTTCGAGATTCCAAAGATCACAGTGGTGCCAACAGTTGCAGTCGAAGCAGAAGGCGACGCTTTCTCTGATACAAATATGGAATCTGAGTTCATTCCGGTCTCGATTCAGAAGTTCGCTGGCCAGCAGAATTTTTCAGTGGAGCTTTTGACACGCACTAGCCCACTTTTCTATGACGAGCTGCTCCGAAATATGGTAGCTGCCATGGCTAAGGCGCAGAATGCTTATGTCAATAACATTCTCGTAACCAATGCGACAATCGATGGCACAACACTCGCAGCACTTCCAACAGCTGCGGAACTTCTACAATATGTATCTCGCGGAGCTGCTTCGGTTTATACAAACACACAACGCTTCGCAACAAACATCATCATGGGAAGCAGCCAATGGGCGAATGCCATGTCACTAAACGACGCTGGACGTCCAATATACAACGCTGCTCAACCAATGAACGCAGCTGGTAACGTCTCACCAACATCTCTTCGCGGCAACATCGCCGGTCTAGATTTATATGCTGATTTCTCAGCTCCACAGGGATCAGACGACGGATCAATGATCATCGTCAATCCAGAGGCATACACATGGTACGAAGGAACAAATTACCAACTTCGTGCAGAATCAACAGCTGACGGATCAATCGCCGTCGGTGTTTATTCATTCGGAGCTTGCGCCGTCAAGCTTGCTGGCGGAGCATTCCGTAACAATAAGTAAAACCAATCATCGACCGTCGTCGCTCCCGAAGGCGGTCGAGCAGTAGAAAGGGAAGAGCTCATGCCATCAATCATCACAGCCACGCAGCTGCGATCCGTCCTTGGTGTGAGCTCTTCTCTCTATAATGATGCTTATCTCGACCAAATAATTGACTCGGCAGAGAATGTCATTCTGCCGCTTCTTGTCCAGAATCAAGTCTCGGTCGATGCTTATGAGCTCAAAGATAACGTCGCCTACTTCTACACATCACGTCCACACAATTTCGTCATCGGCCAATCCGTTATCGTGGCCGCACTTCCAGCACCATTCTCAGCGACTCACACAGTCGTCAAAGTTTCAGACTTTTACTTCACGGCAGCTTTGACCAATGCAGATGTCACTAGACGTCCAATCATTCCTAACGGCACAGCTACTCTTTCCGGATATGGCGCAGCGACTTTATACGCAGCGACTCCGGCGATCGAGAGCGCGATGTATGCCGTATCTATTGAAATTTTCCAAAGCCGCACAGCTGCCGGCGGCCAGATTGAAGGCGTGGACTTTACTGGCACGCCGTATCGCATGGGTCGCAGTCTTATGAATCGCGTCTCGTCTTTGCTTCAGCCGTATCTCGACGTCGAGACTATGGTGCAATAGTGCCAGCGTCATCAATTGCCGTCGATGTCCGTGGAGTATTAAAGACTCAACTCGCATCGATCACAGCCAACGTCTATGACGTAATTCCAGAGTCGCCAATTGTGCCATTCGCCGCGGTGCTCCCGATGAATCCATATTTAGAAATCGAAGTCTTTACAAAGACAGCCGTGCGCACCAAGGTCAATCTCATGATCGCCGTGGGCGTCGCTTCATATTCGAACGCAGCTTCGCTCGATAACATCGAGCGTCTGATTATCAGCATTCTGGCCGCTTTGCCGGCTGGATACGAAATCGGCAACATCTCGAATCCGACTCCGCAGCTTCTCGCTTCGGGATCTGAAATCTTGGCAGCCGAAATCGAAGTCTCTACTCGATACACTCAAACAAACTAAGGAGCACCAAAAATGGCCACGACCGTCATCACCGGACGCGATCTGATATTGACGATCGCGACTGTAAGC